TTTTGATGGTGTTCCAACTGCTTATAATGAGGTTAAAAAGTCGTATTACGGACCCGGAGAAATCCGAAATCAAGAGCCGTCTGTTAACAGAGGCACAAAGGGTGATTATCAATATTCCGGCAAAAGTGACTTTGGCTACACTGGCGGTGGTATGAAGGACGGCGGAGTTGTGAGCAGGAAAGACAGCAAGGTTACGGCACCGCTTACCTACGACCCCGGGAAGGGCCGTCCCAAGGAACATCTCGCTTACCTCAATTGGCAGGAGATGGAGGCTCTCAAGCGTTTGAACGGTGGCAACATGGAGCGGGGTCCGAGGGGGCTTCCGTCGTTCCCTCCCGCTGATGCGATTGGTTCATCCTCTCGTGCTCCGTCACGACCATCCGGTGGGTCTTCCGGCTCCAGAACATATGGCGGTGGTGGTAGGGATGCGGGTGGAAGGTCAACTGCTGGATATGGTGGCTCTGACGTTGGTGGTCGCGGACGTGGCCCCGGCGGCGGTTCTCTAAGCGCACCATCTCGCACAGCGCCAAGCGTTGGTCGCGGGGCTATTGACTCTCGCGGTGTGTCCGTTTCTCGGATTGGTGCCGAAATAAGGACTGCCGTTAAAGATCGGATGGAGGCAACTAGGCGCGACCTTCTTGCGAGGGATGCAGCAGAAGCCCGAAATGCTCGCACCGCCCTGACTTCGCCTTCGGTTCGTGAGGATGCAGGCAAGCAGATAGCGGGAACCATCTCAGGAATAGCGGCTCTAACGAATGTCCAGCAGAAAATTCAGGACAGGGTTCCTTCATATGTCACTAGGACGCGGGTTCCGATTTCGGAGCGTGAGCCACCTGCCTTTGTGCCGAAGGGTCCGACTTACAACATAAACGCAATGACGACAGACTTTGGTCCGGGCTTTACAAGCGGGATGAGGAACAGAATCTCTCAGGACGCATTTATAGCAACCGGATACATGCCGGGCTTTGTGCCAGCGAGCAAGCTTCCGCTCGCAAAGGTAAGCGATCAGCCATATGGCATGAGAACCCCGATTTCCCCGGCACGCGGTCAACCCTATGGAATGAATATTTCCACTGCCGTTCCACCAAGGGAAATAGACGCAAAGTCTCCAGACGCGAGGCGCGACATTGACGTTGCTAGGCTGACAGATAGAACGTCATTTGCTTCCGGGGTTTCGTTTAGGGGATTCCCTGATGTTTCTCGTCTTTCGACCGTGAAGCCTGCTGCTGCAACGGCTCCAATATCTGCAAGGGAGCCGAGCGGTTACAATGGCACATCGGGAGTTCCTGCCGATCAGGGTTCTGGATTCTCATTTTCCAAGTTTGGAGATTACGCGACATCCGGCCTATCTAGCGTTTACGAAGCTTTTACTCCGGATCCAGATAGTTTGGTTGGTCGATATCTTGCTGAAGATACAGATCCCGAAATTGGCCTGCCTCGGGGGAAAAAAATATTTACTGACAGAATTCTTCCTTCCGAGACAACAGAAGATGTCAGGATGTCTATGACCCCTGCTGCTGTTCGGCCTGAGTATGTGCCATCTTCTGGAGCGTATGCAAGGCCAGAAAGGGCTCCTGCTCTTGGCGGTATTGGCTCTATAGGGTTATCGCCGGGGTACGCGGAAAAATATCCTTCCGTTGTTGCGGCACAGACTGTTTCTCGTGGTGCTTATGACCCGGCAAATCTCAGGGCATATGAAAGCTTGGTTGGACCAGAAGCTTATTCGTCCATTGGCTCTGAAGCAGAAAAATATCTAGCTTCAAAAGAGGCCGATAGAGTTGCCAAATCTGATGAGAAGGTATTGGGCGTTGAGAATGTCCCACCTTCTCCAGCCTCACTACAGGTTAACACTGGCCTTTCTCCCGCCGAGCAGTACTTCAAAGACATTAGGGACGTTAAAGGTGTTGTAACCAAGGAAGAACTTGCGTCTCTCCCAGAGGAATTGCAAAAAATATATATGGACAAGCAGAGGTGGGAGCGCAGAACTGATGAGCCATATCCTCTGACAGAAGAACAGAAAACAGCAATTCGCGCGGCAAAGATTGGGACCTCTGCGCTAAGAAAAAGCATCATTGGAAGGGCGTTCGCCGGAACAATTCGTGCCGGTGCCAAAGCTGTTGAGGCATTGGCCCCAGAGGGATCTGATCTGGAGCTTGCCGCTCGAAAGGCTGCCGAGGGCGGAGAAGCGCTTATGGACCCCGGCGAGGCAATGGCGGAATATTATCGCGCCGATCCCATTGAGCAACAGAGGCTGGCTGAAGCCCAGCGGAAGTATCGTGAGGCAGTTGGCTTTAGTTGGTTCCCAGAGAGCAGGGGGGAGCGCCAATTTGTTGGTGGCGGTGGCGGGATGGGTGCCGTTTCTGTTTCTGGTGGCGGTGGTGGTGCCGACTCTGGCGGGGGTCGTCCATATGTTTATTATCAATGGGATGTGGGTGTGAATATTCCATCTCCGGGCGATCCGCTTTATACTCAATATCAGGAATACCTGAAAACAAAGGAAACGGCCCCTTCGGCCTGATTTAGATGTCTAAAAAGAAAGAAGCTGGCGGCAAAAAGAAAGATGCAATCGGCAAGGCGATTGAGATCTTCACCAAGAAGAGCCGGGGTCGGAACAAGCCTCTCCACAAACGGGGTTCCAAGAAGCTGGGTCCGAAGGATCCTGATAAGGGCAACCGAGGCAAATTTTAAAACCCCGAAGCCGCCCGGCGACTGAGGGGGAGATAGTGGGGAAGTGAGCATTTGGGCAGGCGGCTCCTGTAATCGGCGATATGCCTCTTGGAGCGGGGCTCACACTTAAGGATAAAAAATGGCTACGAGCGGAACAACAACATGGAACCCCGATATTGGGGAGTTGGTAGAGGAAGCCTATGAGAGGGCTGGCCTCGAACTGCGTTCTGGCTATGACCTGAAGACCGCCCGTCGGAGCCTGAATTTCCTGCTCGCCGAGTGGGCAAACAAGGGCTTAAACCTCTGGACGGTTCAGTCCGGCACACTGACTCTTGTAGCTGGTCAGAAGACCTATACGACTGCCGACGGGCTCCCGGCGGACGCTATCGACTATATTGAGCATGTGTGCCGGACAGCCAGCGCCGGGATCAACACGGACATCTCGCTAAACCGGATTTCGGTGTCCACATATGCGAACATTCCGACCAAGGACCAGACGGGGCGTCCGTATCAGATCTATGTAAACAGGGCTACCTCGGCACCGCAGATCACGCTCTGGCCGGTCCCCGATTCCAGCACCGTTTACACGCTGGCTTATTGGTACTTGAAGCGCATGGACGATGCGACCAATCCAGTCAGCCAGACGATTGAAATCCCGTTCCGTTTTTACAATGCTCTCGTTGCGGGGTTGGCCTACCACATCGCCCTCAAGAAGCCAGAGGCCGCTGAGCGGGTTTCCATGCTCAAGGATCTCTATGACGAGGCGTTCCAGCTTGCCGCCGACGAGGATCGTGATAGGGCGTCCAACAGGTTTGTGCCGTTCGTCGGCTACGACTTTTAAGGTATAATGTAGATGTCAGTTCCGTATGCAAAAGGTAAACTGGCGTTCGGATTTTGTGATACGTGCGGCCAGCGTTACGACCTTAAGGACCTGAAAATCCAGATCGTTGCGGGCCGGGCCACAAACATCAGGAATTGCCCGTATTGCCTCGACAAGGACCAGCCACAGTATTTCGTGGGCCGCGTCCCGATCAACGACCCGATTGCCCTCCTAAATCCCCGCCCCGATACCGCTCAGGTTGTCAGCCGTGAATTGTGGGGCTGGAACCCGGTAGGCAACAACGCCGTCTACGGCACAGGCCAAGTTGGCGTAATTCAGATTTATCTAAATGGGGTGCCAAGCCCCATAACGTATTCCGGAGAAATGTAATGGCCCGTGGCCGCATTTTGAGCATTATCCTTGGGAGCGATGAGGAGCCCGGCAGGACCTCGCTGTTTGGCTCGTCCAAGGCTAATGGCCCCAAGCGAGACGGCGGTCTTGGGTTGACAACCCCGACCACAATTCAGGGTAATACCGTGATTGGTCCGGCTGGTGGCCGGGCTACAAAGTTTGCCACGGAAAGAAATGGCGTCCTCACAAACGTGAGGAACATACCAAGCTCTTCTTGGAAAGCTCAGTCTGGCCGGACTTCAAAAGGAGGCTCCCTTTTTGGAGGCAGAAAAGATGGCTCATCCTCCGCAGGGGCTGGTTCTTCTTCTTCAAAAAGCGGCTCCACTTCTCGCGGTGGATTTAGGTCTGACACAAAGGCGTCCCGCGACTCAGTCGGGCCTACAAGGAAAAAGGAAGGTGGAATGGTGTCTGGAAAAAAGTGGATCCAGTCCGCCGTCAAGAAGCCCGGTGCCCTTCGTTCGGCACTTAATGTTAAGGCCGGGGCCAAAATCCCCGCCAAGAAACTCGCCGCTGCGGCAAAGAAACCCGGCAAGATGGGGCAGCGGTCCCGCCTTGCGATGACACTCAAATCCTTCAAGAAAGGCAAGTAAAATGGCAAAGTTTGATATGAGAACCCCAGAGGGCCGCGCGGCAGCAGAAGCCTATTCAGCACAAATGCAGCAGCAAAGAGCCCAAAACACCATGTCTCCTCCTTCTGGTGGAGTCAGGGGCGGTGGTAAGGGCAGCGTTGTTCGCCCCGGCGTCCCGACTGGCCCGAGCCGCCCAGTTGTCGATGTTGAACGTCCTCGTCCGGGTCCTGTCCGCGACCCCGTCCGTCCTCTCCCGGGCGGTGTTAGCACTTTCGGACCTCGTGGATCTGGACCCAATGACGGTGGTCCCCGCCCTCGTCCCGGCATGGGCGGCCCGAAGACACCAATTCGCGGTGTTGGTTTCAACCAGCAAACCTTGGGCAGCAATGGTAATGTTGTTACCATGAAGCGTGGTGGAAAGGTCAAGTCCAAGGCCATGCGCGGTGGCGGTCTGGCTCGCAAGGGCGTTGGCATGGCGCTCGCCAAGGGCGGTCTCGCCAAGCGTGCCGGTGGATGTGCCAAGCGCGGCGTTGGTCGCGGGAAGATGGTGTAGCATGGCAAGCGGTTTTAGCAAGTACAAGGGCGTCTATATGACGCCTGACGTTGGATTCTCCCCAGCAAAACTTTTTGATGAGGGGCTCCTTGTTTTGAACTTAGGTGGCAAGCAGCACGTCATCCAGACCCCGTTTGCCGGAGGTGAGGGCGAGGATCTCCGCGTGTTGCAGGGGCAAGAGGCTGCCAATGCCCTGTACGGCGGAGGCAATGACGTTCGCAGTATGGTTCAAGAAGCCATGAGGACCGCCAAGGATGGCGGTCTTGTTCGCGGCGGCGGCAAGGCTACAAAAGGCCGTGGCCGTGGTAAGATGGTATAAGAGGAAAAAATGAAAAGCACATATAAGAAGATGGCTCGTGGTGGCGGTGTTGGCGACGGAAGTGGTCGCAATGCTTTTAAGTACACAAACACACCCGGCAAGGGAATGGGGTTTAAGGCAACAACCATGCGCGGTGATGGCATTGGCAAGGGTGGCGGCTTTAGGCCAACAACTATACGCGGATACAAGGCCGGTGGCATCGTAGGCGCTCCTGCTCGCTCCCACAAGGACATGCGTGCCGGGGCTGGCAGCGGCGTGGGTCGTATTCAGAAAACAAAGATTCAGCGGGGTCGCTAAGATGGCAAAGCAGAACGCACGACTCAAGGACCCGTCGGATGCCACCGTCGAGAACGGTATGCGCCGTGGTGTGAACGTCGGGAATATGAAGATGCTCAAGAAGCCGCTCAAGATGCGCGGTGGTGGTGCTGCCACAAAGGGTCTGAGGATTTCGGAGAAGCAGGGCTAATATGGCCTTTACCTACTCACAACTTGTAGATGCAATCCACGGGTATCTCCAGACAGATGCCAATGGTATTCCCACGACGGATATGGACACCATCATCCGTCAGGCGGAGCAGCGCATTTACTATGATGTGCAGATCCCGGTTATGAAGAAGAACGTGACGGGCAACCTCACGGCGAACAATCGTTACCTTACGACCCCGACAGATTACCTAGCGACATATTCAATCGCGGTGAATAACAACGGGGTTTATGAGTACCTCCTGCCAAAGGAGGTGGCGTTTCTTCGCGAGGCATATCCGTCCACGACGACGACCGGCGTGCCGCGCTACTACGCGATCTTCGACAACGATACCTTCCTGATTGCTCCTCCGCCGAACTCTTCATACGAGGTTGAGCTTCACTATTTCTACGAGCCGCCTTCTATCGTTGACCAGCCTACCGGCACATGGCTTAGCGAGAACGCGGAGAATGCACTTCTGTACGCTTGCTTGTTCGAGGCTTATACCTATCTCAAGGGCGAGCAGGATCTCATGAACTTGTACGCTGGAAAGTACAAGGAGTCGCTTGAGGCTCTGAAGGTTATCGGCGAAGGCCGTAACCGCTCCGACACGTACAGAAATTCTGAACCCCGAATCACACCGAACTGATGACAAATGGATTTGGCTCCGTTGGAGCATTCGAAATAAGGACCACGCAGGAGCGGGGTTTTACCGTCGAGGAGATTGCCGAAGACCTTCTGAACAAGCTCTTGTTCATTTCGTCGGAGGCCCACCCGGCAATAAGAGAGCAGGCAATCGCGTTTAAAGATCGCATCCGCCCCGCAATCATTCACTACATGAAACAAGCTGTAAGGTCAGACAGAACCACTCTGGCGGCACAGCTAGGCAAACAAGGCCATTATGACATGGCCGAGATAATCAGGAGGCTCTAGTGGCAATATCCACAGCTATGTGTACATCGTTCAAGTCGGAGCTTATGTCCGCCTTGCACGACTTTGACAACCCCGGTGGCAACACCTTCAAGATCGCTCTCTATACGTCGTCTGCCACCCTTGGCGCTTCGACAACTGCGTATAGCTCATCTGATGAGGTCGCAAACGGAAACGGCTACACCACTGGCGGCAACACGCTCACATCGGTGTCGCCCACCACTTCCGGCACAACTGCCTATGTTGACTTCGCGGACACGACTTGGTCGGCGTCTACAATCACGGCCAACGGCGCTCTGATCTACAACGCGAACTCCTCGAATGCTGCGGTTGTCACCCTCGCGTTTGGCTCGGACAAGTCTTCGTCAAACGGTGACTTCGTAATCATATTCCCCACGGCCAACGCCACGGACGCGATTATCAGAATCGCCTAATAGGTAAATAAGATGGCCGACGCAATCGTCCCATTTCAAGGTTGGGGGTCGTTCGGCTGGGGCGAGGCCCCTTGGGGGTATTCAGGTGTACTGAATACTGGCGCTACTGGCTCGACCGGAACTGTTGAGGCCAACGGTGGTGCGAACGTATCGGTAACTGGACTTGCCGGAACCGGGGAAGTCGGCGTTGTTCTGGTTGTTGTAAACTCGCTTGTTCCCGTTTTGGGAGTTCAGGCCCTTGGGTCTGCGGGTACGGTTTTTGTAACAACCACTGCCGATGTTGTTGTTACGGGAGCTTCTGGAAGTGGAGAAGTTACCGCTCCGACTGTGTCTGGTGACTCGAATGCGCTTGTTAGCGGCTCTCAGGCTACCGGGCAGTCTGGGTCTGTATCTGTAACTGGCTATGCCAATGTTGATGTTACCGGCTCTGCCGGAACTGGACAGGTTGGCGACCCGGAAGTCAAGAGCATCAATTACATATACGTCACAGGTGCTCAGGGTGACGGATTTGCCGGTGACGTTTCTGTTACAGGTGGTGCCAACGCAGACGTTGTCGGCGCTCAGGCCGTCGGCGAGGTTGGGACCCCGGAAGTCCAAACAGATCAAGTCCTTGATGTAAGCGGCGTCTCTGGGACAACTGCCGTAGGCAGTGTTATAATCAAGGCAGGCGCAAACGTAGACGTTACCGGATCCTCGGCGACTGGTGCCGCCGGAACGGTAATAGTTAACTACGGGGTCTCGGTCGATGTAACCGGCGTTCAGGCGACCGGACATGTCAATGGCGGCGTCCTTATCTGGGGCCTGATTGACACCGCCCAAACCCCGAACTGGGCTGGAATACAGGACGGACAAATTCCCGGGTGGACCCCAATAACGGATGGCCAGACCCCGGGATGGGCTTCAATCACGGATTCACAAACCCCGAATTGGACCCCCGTAAACGACTCACAGTCAACCACTTGGACGCAGATAGCGGCATAAACCATGGCATCAACATACTCACCAAATCTTCGACTTGAACTCATCGGAACCGGCGATCAGCAGGGCACATGGGGCGCAACCACCAACACCAACCTCGGCACACTCCTTGAGGAGGCCATTGGCGGTTACGTTTCCGTTACGGTTTCCGACGTTGCAGATACAACGCTGACGACGAACAATGGTTCGGCGGATCAGTCGCGCAATGCAGTCATCAATCTTACTGGCGCTCTTACGGGCGCTAGAAACGTGATATGCCCGGCTATTGAAAAGGTTTATATAGTCAAGAACTCAACCACAGGTGGTCAGTCAGTAACATTCAAGGTGAGCGGTCAGACTGGCGTTTCAGTTCCAAATGGAGCCACATACCTCCTGTACGTAAACGGCACAGACGCCGTTGCTGTTACGGGAACGATGGCCGCCCAGCTTTCGTCAGGCGTAGCGATCACTGGCGGCACAGTTTCTGGAGTTACGCTTTCGAACGTCAGCGTGGTCGCGAACGCCTCCAGCCTTGGAGTGCGCGACTCCGATGGGTCCCATGTCCTCTCTATCGCCGCCGGATCAAACCTTACATCTAACATTACTCTTACATTCACGACCGGTACGTCAGATCGAGCGCTCGACATTTCGGCGTCCAATGTTACCATTTCCACTGCCGGTGCAGCGCTCATTGATGATGCTGATGCTTCCGCCCAGCGGACAACCCTTGGGCTCGGGACCATTGCAACACAAAATGCAAACAATGTGTCGATCAGTGGCGGCTCCATAACTGGCATAACTGACTTGGCTGTTGCAGACGGTGGAACAGGGGCATCAGATGCCTCCACGGCAAGAACCAATCTTGGAGTTGGCACGCTCGGAACGCAGAACGCCAATGCCGTTGCCATTACCGGCGGCACTATTGTGGCTAATGCCTCCGGCATCTCCATCAGGGACGCAGACGCATCCAATGTAATGACTATCGCCGTGGGTTCAAACCTCACCGCAAACACCACCTTGACGCTTACAACAGGTGCCACTACTAATAGAACGCTTGATATCTCGGCCACAAACGTAACAATATCGACCGCTGGCGCAGCTTTAATTGACGATGCCGATGCCGCCGCCCAGAGAACAACTCTTGGTCTTGGCACTGTAGCCACGCAGAACTCCAACAACGTGTCAATCACGGGTGGCTCGGTAACGGGAATCACCGACCTCGCTCTCGCAGATGGAGGAACTGGCGCAAGTCTTTCCGATCCAAATGCCAACGCCGTTCTCGGCTGGAACGACACCGCAAATACAATGCGGTTCTTCACTGCTGGAACTGGAATATCAATAGATGCGGCAACAAATACAATAGCGTCAACAGTCACCGCTGGTGGCAACTATGTTATGCAGGCTTTCACCAACACCACACCCGGCGGTGTTACTTGGACAAAGCCAGCAGGATTAAAGGCTATTAAGGTTACCGTTGTGGGTGGAGGTGGTGGTGCAGCGACCGTCCCCGGGACTGGCCCCGGCGGTGTAGTAGAATACACACGGGGAGGCGCTGGCGCTGGCGGTGCCGCAATTGAATACATTCCCGCCCCATCAATACCGGGACCGGTTACGGTTACTGTCGGAGTTGGTGGTCCAGCAACAGCGCCAACCGCAGGAGGCACCAGTTCATTTGGTACATTTTGCTCTGCAACCGGAGGATCCGCCGGGGCTGCGGGAACCCCCTCTGGAGCAGGATCCGTTCGTGGCGGCGCAGGTGGCGCTGGGTCTGGAGGTACTATCAACTTTACGGGCCAGTCAGGAGGGGCAACACTTGTTTATGGCTCCCCAACACTTTTTGTTCTTGGGTCCGGTGGGTCTTCTATATTGGGCGGTGGTGCTCAGGGTTTGTTTCAGAATGAAAACGCTACCGCCGGTTTGGCATATGGCGGCGGGGCTCCGGGGTTAAGCACTCCCAACACCCGAACTGGTGCTGCCGGTGGACAGGGAATTGTTATTGTTGAGGAGTTCTACTAATGAAGGCGCTAATCTCTCCAAATGAAAAGGCATATTCTTACGACAATACTTTCCTTGGCCAAAGAATAGCGCAGGTGCAAGAATCTGTCTTTCCTGTTGCGCCTCCACTGTTCTGGACGGATTGCCCGATTGATTGCGAAGCGGACTTGTGGTATTACTCAGACGGTCAGTGCCTGCCAAAGCCAGTTGAGCCGCCGCAGCCTGAAGAGTGATAACTCAAACAGGAAAAATTATGTCAATCAAAGAGTCGTTCCGGGAGAATAAATACGTACACTTGCGTGAGTTCCTTGACAAGACAAACTGCCAAGAACTCACATTGGCACTAAGGAACGAGGTTAATTCTCGTGGATGGTTCGATCCGCAATGTCCACTCAGCAAATCTATAAGTGACAGCGTCACCTTCGATCAGTTGCTTGTGGATTTGCTTCCGCACTTTGAAGAGGCAACTGGACTTAAGCTTCTACCCACATACGCATATGCCCGCTGGTACGAGCCCGGAGAGATGTTGAAAATACACAGGGATCGGCCAGCCTGCGAAATAAGCGCTACCCTTACCCTTGGGTTCGAAGGAGATGTTTGGCCGATCTTTATGGGCACGCCTTCTGAAGAGGGGACGGACTGTTCCCGCATAGATTCTGCTGGCAACGTTTGCTACGCTAAGGATGTTGGTAAAATCTCAATGGATGTGGGTGATGCGGTGGTTTATCGCGGTTGCGATATGTATCACTGGCGCGATGAATACTCAGAGGGAAAATGGCAGGCTCAGATTTTCCTTCATTATGTTCAGGCAGACGGTCCCAACGCAGAGTGGATATATGACAAAAGGGAAAAGCTGAATCTCCCCCCAAAAGCTTCCGGTGACGATCTAACAATGTGGGTTTATACGGACGTTCTTACCGAGAAGGACTGCGATGCACTTGTGAAGCTTTATGCACCTGCCCCAGACGAAGAAGCCGGTATAGGCGTCGGAACGAGTGGTACTATTGATAAGGCCATACGAAATGTAAACAGGACAATCCTGCCTGTTCATAAGGGAATTGGGGCGAGACTTGCTGCAGTCGGACTTGACGCAAACGCACAACGATGGGGCTTTGACATCAAGAAGGCTAATCAGTCAGAGTTCCTCAAATACCCTGCTGGCGGTGGGCGCTATAAGGGTCACATTGACACCTTCCTTTCTAAGTCTGCGGAAAACCTTGTTGAGTGCCGGAAGGTTACGGTCCTTGCTTTCCTGAACGATGATTTCAAGGGTGGCAAGTTCTTTCTTCAAACGGGGCATCAAAAGTTTTATCCGCCTCAGAAAAAGGGCACAGTAATTGCCTTTCCCTCTTTCATCCTTCACGGCGTTGAGGACGTAGAGGAAGGTGAGCGTTATTCGGTGGTAACTTGGCTGGTTGGGCCGTGGTTTAAATAGGTGTATAATGATCGAAGAACTTATCGCTCGGGTTTTCAAAACCCGAAACCAAGCGCACCTCATGCACTGGAAGACAAAGTCTTACGCAGAGCATCAGGCGCTTGGCTCCTTTTATGACGACGTGATCGACGCCCTCGACAAGCTTGTTGAGGCTTGTCAGGGTTCAAAGGGCATCATTGGCCACGTAGACTTAACCTGCAAGGACGAGTCTGTAGACATAATCAAGTGCCTTACCGACGACGCCAACTGGATCTCAAAGCACCGCCCGAAGGTGGCGCACGGAGTTCCGGCCATCGAAAACATCGTTGACGAACTCGTTGGTGTGTATCTGTCGACCCTATACAAGCTGAAGAACCTTTCTTAACGGGGCGTTAAATGCTCGGCAAGATCAAGCTAAACCCCGGAATTAACAGGGACACCACCGCTTATACAAACAGCGGCGGCTGGTTTGACTCCGATTTTATACGCTTCAGGAATGGACTCCCCGAAAAGATTGGTGGCTGGACAAAGATATACGCAAATCAAACGGCGCTTATTGGAAAGTGCCGGAAGCTGTATGACTGGTCTAACCTTGTCGGCACAAAATATCTGGCGTGCCCCACAAACATCAAGTTTTATGTCGACAACTCCTCCGAGATTTTAGACATCACCCCGATCCGTAGATCCGTCACGCTCGGCACGGACCCAATTGCAACCACCAACACATCCGGCACAATAACAATCACGGATGTAAACCACGGCGCTGTCCTTGGTGACTACATCACCATTTCGGGGTCCTCAAATGTAAACGGCATTCTAGCCGCCGAAATCAACGAGAACCTCGTCGTCTCGAATGTGATCAATGCGAATGCTTATTCGGTTGTAACAACCGGCACTGCAACATCTACGGGGTCAGGTGGCGGATCCAACGTGTCCGTGAAGTATGAGTTTCATCCGGGCGTTGCGTCAACAGTTGTGTTTGCTGGCTGGGGCTCCGGCCCGTGGGGCGGTATTTCGGGGTCCTATGGATGGGGCTACGGCCCCGACACAACCGTTACGACTTACTATAGCGGCCTGTGGACCGTTGACAATTACGGCGAGGACATGATCGCCTGCCCTCGCGACTTGACCAATGGTTACGTGCTAGGCAACACACCAATCTCTGCGGCCAACACAAGCAACACGATAACGGTCACACAGATCAACCATGGCTTTACAAGCAACACGGCAGTTGTCATCGGCGGCGTGACCTCGACCATTGGTGGAATCCCCGTAACGCAGATCAACGGCACCCACACGATCAGCGTGGTGAACGCCAACGCCTACACGTTTACAGTATCCAACACAGCAACATCGACTGAGACCGGCGGC